CCTTTTGTGCAAACGGGTAAGGAAATAGCAAGAGTGGGCAAAAAGCTTGAACGTGAGGGACGCCGACTTGACAGGCAAGTAGGTATTCGTCCTCCTCGAATAGATATGAGTTTACCTGAACTGGAAGAAGCCGAACCTATACAGTTTATACAAGAGGAAGCAGGGCGGGCCAGAAGGCGACAAAGAAAGAAACTTTCGAGAGGTGGCCAAAGGCAAACGATTATAGGTGGAATCATGTCAGCTTTGAAGAAGCGTCTTGGGGAGTAAATGGCTAAATTAGTAGACAATATTCTCGATAGGTACGGCGAAGCGGTAAGCAGGCGTACCAAGTACAATACCTTAATGCAGGAGGCCGGTCAGTACACATGGCCCAACGCACAGGACATGGTTCGCAACGCCAACCAGACTGAAGCCTTGCTTCGCACCGTCCAACTATATGATTCGACCGCTCTTATGGCGGCTTATAAGATGACTTCCGGTATATTCTCATACCTGATGCCGGTAGGGGCCAGGTGGTTCGAGTTCGTAGCAGTCCTCCACGAAGTAAACGAAAACGCTGAAATGCAGAAGTGGATGTCGACAGCTACAGCCCTTACTCATAAGGAGATATGGCGAAGCAATTTCCAAAGGGAAATGTTCATAACCATACGCTCGATGATAGTCTTTGGTACGGGCGTGATCTCCGTAGAGAAAATAGACGGCGAAATCGTATTCAAGTCCCATCATATAGGACATCTGTTCTTCGACGACAATAATCGCGGTGAAATAGATACCGTATATCGCCAGATATTCTATACAGTCCGTCAGGCAGTCCAGGAGTTCGGTAAGAAAGTTCTGGAAAAATCAAAGGCGATAAAAAAGGCGTTCGAGGCCGGTAAATTACAAGAGAAGTTCGAGTTTGTCCACGTAGTAGCGCCTAACAAGGATTTCGATAAGACCAAGATAAGTTCTACCCGCAAACGCATGAAATCTCTTTATATTATTATTAAAGACAAAGAGATTGTCAAGGAAGGCGGCTTTGATGAGCTTCCGTACCTGATTGCAAGATTCTCTCGCGCCCCGCAGGAGATTATGGGACGAGGCCCTGCAATAGAGATTCTTCCCGAAATCAAGATGCTCAACCGCATGAAAAAGACCTTTATAGAATCAGCGGAAAAGGCAGTCAATCCACCATTGATAGTTGAAGATGACGGAGTGGTAGGCCAGCCGGTAACAGGACCGAACGGTATGGTATATGTCAGGGCAGGTGCAATGAAACCAGAAGCCTTGAACACAGGCACTAACGTAGCTCTTAACGCCGAACTGATTAGAGACCAGCAGGAAACTGTAAGGGAGGGGTTCTTCCTTAGCGATTTCCAGGCACTTGCCGAGCATGTAAATATGACGGCCACCGAAGTAGTGGAACGGGTAGAGGAGAAAATAGTTGAGATTGCGCCTGCAATTACCTCTCTGCAAAAGGAAATATTCAGTCCTCTTATTGAAAGGGTATTGAGCCTTTTAGTTAAGGCCAAGCGCATTCCCGAACCACCGGTAAGTTTCGATTTCGATATTGTCTATCAAGGGAGATTGGCCCTTGCAATGAGTAACTTACAGACCAACGCTATTGAGGCCACTTTGGCGAAATGGGCGCCTCACGCAGACAGGATACCAGTATTTGATAATGTAGATTTCGATAAATCTTTCAGGCTGTCGTGGCTCAACGCCGGTGCACCTGCCGAAGGCTTAAAGGACATAGACCAGATGAATGAGGAAAGAAAAGAAATAAAAGATTTGCAGGTCGCTGCGGCCCAGGCCGAAATTGCAGATTCTGCGAGCAAAGCATATCGCAACGTAGCTAAGGCGGCCGAATCGGGCAGTCCTGCGGAGGCATTAGTAGCATGACGGAAGATGAACAAATAAAGTTGGAAAACGAAAAGAAGCAAAAGGAATTAGTCAGAGCTTATAAGAGGTTGTTTATGACTGATGACGGTAAAACAATCCTATCGGACTTGGAAAAGTTCTGCGGTGCTCACAATTCCTGTATGAACGAACAGTGCCCCGATGCCTTCCAGACGTTTATTATGTTAGGAAAGCGTAGAGTGTTTTTAAGAATCAATGGTTTTTTACGGAGAAAAGAAGATGGCTGAAATAATGGATGTAGATACAGAACCAGTAATACCTGCACAAACCACCGCACCGGATACGGAACCTACGGGTTGGATGAGTCCGACAGGTGAACTAAGGGAAAGTGCGCCGGATAATATCCGTGAACTCTTCGAGAAGAAGAAATGGAACAATGTCAATCAGGTCGTAGATGGTTACATTGATTTGGAAAAGCTCGTGGGAGCGGGTGAGCATTTATTCCTTCCTGAATCGGCGGAAGACATAGAGGGTTGGGACAAAGTATATAATTTGTTAGGCCGACCGCCGACCTACGACAAATATGAGTTTACGAACGAAAGCGGTCTTGAAATAAGTGATGAACTCATAAACAGTTTCAAGCAATTAGCCCACAAAGAAGGATATACCCAGAAACAACTTGCCGGAGCGATACAGTTTCAACTTGATGCCGTTATCGCTCAGGGCCAAATTGAAGAGAAATTAATATCTGAACAACAGGAAGCCAATGTCCAAGTCCTTAAACAAAAATACGGCGAAGCCAATTATGGCGCTAAGATAACAGGTGCAAGGATAATAGCCGACAGTCTTGGCATTTATAAGACTTTAGAGGAAAAGGGTCTGGCGTCCGACCCGGCTATAATTGAAATGCTGGTTAATATCAATAAGCGAACGGCTGAAGACGTAATTACGTCGGGGGCCGAGGGAGAACAGGAGAAAACATCGTTGGACGAAATGGAAGAAATTAAGAAAAGCGATGCCTTTCTACAAAGATTTCATAAAGACCACAAGACAACTATGGCCCGTTTTATGGAGTTAAATCAAATAATAGCAAATGCCGGTCAGGCTCAACAGCCCCGGAGATAGATAAGCCGGAAACGGCCCTGCAAATAGTAGTAGTCTACTCGTTCGCTGTGCGTAAATCAGAAGTGACGGTCTTGAAAGAGGTAACCTGAGCGTAAATGTAAGTTAAGGTTTTTCTTGAAAGGCTGTCTAATGGCAACCAGGAACACGAACACCAACAGTATCACGGGGTATACAGAGGCGTTTTACAACGCCTATACCGCTGGATACGAGCATGTTCTTCAAGAGAGGAAGCCTCAATATCAAGGTTTGGTCCGGGAAGAGCGGATAGAAGGCGAGAACGAGTCTTACGACTTCCTCGGCACTATCGAACTTACCGAGAAGCAATCCAGATTTGAGGACATTCCCATCGAGGACGTGACTCACAACCGCAGGTGGATAGCGCCTAAGTGGTTCCGTAAGGGCATTTTCGTTGATAAAGAAGATGATATTGCCCTCCACACCGACCCGACAAGTGATTACATTCAGGCCCTTGCCAAGGGTGTAATCAGGAGAGAGAATATTACTATCACCGATTCTTTCTTCAATAATGTAGATGGCGGCAAGAATCCCGGCACAGACACTTATGTTTTAGAGGACGCTCTTTATATAACCGCTACTTCCGCTGCCGGTCGTACTCTCGCTCACGATGTTCTATCCAACTTTCTCTCAGGTGGAACATCAACGGGTTTAACGATTGAGAAGTTAATTCTCGCCCGTCAGGCACTGGAAGAACTTTACAATGACCCGGACGATATGTTCTTTATTGCCCTTGCCCCCAAGCAGATGTCTGACTTGCTCAGGGAAGCCGAGACCCAGAGTATCGATACTGCTATCATACGTTCTTTGGTAGCTGGTGTCGTTAATGAGTATATGGGTTTTCGATTTATTAAGACTAATCGTATTGTAATTGGTTCCAGTAATGACGTTGACGGTGATACCAACATCTTCGAGTTACCTACATGGACAAAGGAAGGAATGCTGTTTGCCAGGCATGAGTCGCCAATCTTTAATGTTGATTGGCTGCCCAGACCACAGATTTGGCAAATATCCGCGCGTGTCGGAATGGCTGCAATCCGAATGGATGAAGACAAGATTATCAAAATCGAATGTGTCTAAAGGAGACAAATTATGGCTACTGGACAATATGAAGGTGACGTTTATGCTTTACAAAACGCTCCGGCCGTTGGGACATTGCCCCGTGCTGCCGTTGCCGGTGGACAGGTATATTGTTCTATGGACAGGGCAACAACCCTTACCGCTTCCGGTTTAACTTTAGGTTCGACATTCCATGTTGGTAAGTTGCCTAAAAACGCAGTCGTTTTGTATTCGATTATATGGCCGATTGCTACGGCGACTTTTGATGCGCCGGATGCTACTGCCGGTGCAACTACGGGAGTTCTTGGTATAACAGGTGATACCGATTTGTTTGGTGATGTAGGCGCGTTAAATTCGACCACGCCACAGATTATAATTCCGAAACCGGATGGCACTACCTATACCAATACCTTAAAGCCGTTAGAGGCCGATGTTGATGTATTTCTAACATCTGCTGCTGTCAATCATACTACTGCCGAAGGGTTTGCGGTAATGATTTTCTATACAATCGCAGGTCAAATTAGTAGTTGACTTTGACTTTTAGGGGAGGGGTTTCGGCCTCTCCCCATAATTAGAGGTTATCATGGCTCTTTCGCAGGAAGAAACGATTTACAATCTGGCTTTGGGTTATGTAGGTGAGTTCAAAGTCGAGGAAGATGTAACGGATTCCGAGCAGTATCTCATTTGCAGCAGATACTATGACTTGGCCAGAGACGAGGTTCTGGCGGCCCATTTATGGAATGAGGCCATGGTAGATGTAATTATCCTTCAAAATGCCACCGACCCGATATTTGGTTACGACCGAAGATATAGCAAACCAAGCACGGCTGTGAGAATTGCGTCTGTAGATGACGAACTTGGCTCTGACAGGAGATTGAATCTTCAAGGCAGGCGTCCGTGGGAGGTCAAAGCCGAATTTATTCTTGCTAACGCCGGAATTGTTCCACCTTCGTGGTCAACCAATATAGATTTTATTGATGGCCAGTTCGTTTCTGTGACACCCGATGCGTGGGTAACGGCAACGGCTTATATAGACGGCCAGTACATAAAGAGCGGAACGAGCATTTACGAGGTATTGGTATCACACACTTCTGATACTATCGCAAACGACCTTACCTCGAACAATATAGTATTAAGGGCGACCGGCAGTACGGTAACTTACGAAGTCCTGGTCACTCATACCTCCGATACCGTAGTTGCCGATATAACTTCCGGAAACATTTCTGCCTCAGGAGATGTTATAGATGCCAGAGTAGTTTATGTAACTTACGTGACAAAACTTACCGATACCGATAAGTGGAGTCCTAAATTGAAACATACCGTAGCAATGAAACTGGCTATTAAGATTTATACCAAGATAAAAAATGACCCTAAGGGCAGGGCGGAGTTAATAGAAGAGTTCGAGACTTTAACAATGCCAAAGGCAAGGTCTATCGATGGTATGCAGGGAACTCCGAAACCTATATTTAGCTCTGATTGGATTGCCTCCAGAGCAGAAGGAATGTGGAGGCTCTGATGCACGATAAAGCCGATCAATCTATTATTGATAGCTATAAAATAGTCCACGAAGTAACGGGGGGTACGACATCTTCCACACCTACGGCATTTCCTTTTGGTATAGTTTCCGGCGACATAGATTTACTCGCTCCCGAATGGGGTGGGGCAGGTGAAGAGAGTAAGGGTTATAGATTGGCCGTATTAATTACCGGCCAACCTGCGGGAAGTGGTGTTATTGTCGTTACCGGCGCCGCCGAGGGCGGGCCTGAAGAACAGATTTGTTCCTTAGCTGTGACTATCGGAAGTGTAATAGAAACAGGAGATTGGAGATTGGTAGATACGATAGTATTGACTTCTGTTCATTTGGCGCAATGCAGTATAGTTGTCGCAGATAGCGGGAACAGCAGACCTGCTAAAGTCGGCTGGGACAATATCGGGTATAGGTACATTAAATTTTATGTTACTTCGCTTACAACTACGACAAAGATAAGGGTTTACGCAAGAATACTTTAAGGAGAAATATTATGAGAAAGTACATTTTGATTTTGTTAGTTTTACTTACTGTTAGTTTTTGCGATGCTGCAATAACTACGAGGATAGCAAGCTATCTCCAGCTTGACCAGACGGCCACATCAACTTCGGAAACGGATTTTACCGGTGTAGACTTTATTATTACGCGGCACTCTTCAGATAGCGATATAGATTTACTAATATTCGGAGGAGGCAAAGATACTTATGCAGTTAATCTTGAATTTGTCTTTTCCGTGGGTTCGGCCACTAATCCGGACGGAGCTACGGGAACACAGGTTTTATATGGCGCAGCGGATTTTGGACCTTGGGAACGAATTACTTCTCTGGCTTACACAGTAGGGACTGCCAGCGCAACTACTGGTTCCCTTGATTCGACAAGATGGGTTGATACAATAACCGCAACCAACGTATCTACTACTACGGTAATAGATACCGGTAATAACCGAATGGCAAGATTAAACTTTGTTAATCCCGGATACCGTTATTTGAAAGTCCTTAATACGGAAATATCGATAAGGGGTTCCGATAGTCTTGGTACAGCTACGATTACTACTTATATCCGGTGGCACTCTAAATGAAAAAACTGGTAATAATATTACTTCTGGCATCTACGTCTTTGGGGGCCTTGCGACAGATAAAGACCTCGTATAATGGCGGGGAACTCTCCGAGTACATGGCGGGACGGGAAGATATTAATAAATATCACAGTGGCTGCTCCAAGCTAATTAACGCTACCGTTCTGCCTCACGGCGGAGTTGTAAAGCGCCCGGGCACAGAGTATATAGCCACTGCGCCAAATAAGTGTAAACTCTTCCCCTTTGAATTCTCGGTAGATGATACTATGGTTCTGGAGTTCAGTGATGCCCTCTTGAGATTTTATAAGAACGGGACACTGATTAAGGTGGGTTCCGGTACGGAGGACTTGACGGCACTGGACAATATCGTATCTACCTGGCAATTAAATGATACGGACGGAACTACGGTAGTAAACGTAGGTTCGACAACATCGGACGGCACGGCCAGTGTTAGTATTATAACAATAGCAGAAGAAGGAATAATTAACGGTAGTTTCGACTTGGACGGCCAGTATACTGTAGAAGTATCTGATAATGAGCAATTCAGTTTTACAGATAATTCCGATGATACACCCTTTAGTATAGCGTGCTGGATTGACGTTAAGCAAAAAGGCGGATTACAGGTCATATTATCCAAGTGGCGGGACAATTCAACAGTCAGCGAATGGCGGTTTAGTATAACAAACGACCGCAAGTTGCAACTTCATCTTTCTGATTCCAGTATAGATTTGACAAGCGATACAGTTGCCCATTGGAAAATGAATGATGATGCCGCTACGACTACCGTTACCGATTCTATTGCTGGTATTCATACCGGAACCGCTACTGTCAACACGGACACATTCAATGCTACCGGCAAGATAAACGGCGCCCTTGATATAATAGACAGTGCGGGTAATGGCATTGCAATTAAGGTCGCTGATAGTGCCGCTCTTACATTTGATGATTCCGGGACTAATCCTTTTAGTATATCCGCATGGGTCTTTGTCGCGGCCAGTACGACCACCCAGACAATATTATCGAAAATGGAAACTGATGCCGCGCTTTTTGAATGGGAATTTATAATAAGTAACCTCGGTAAACTGTCCATGCAGTTAAGAGACCAAAGTACGGCTGCCGTTGTTGGTGTAACTTCTGATGCGGCATTAGCTTTGGGCTGGAACCATTTAGTAGGGACTTATGACAGTACAGGCGGGACTACCGCCGCAAATGGAATTACCCTATACGAAAACAATATTAAGGTGGCCCAAACAACCTCAAACAACGGCAGTTATGTAGCTATGGAGAATACCGCCGCCGATGTAGGATTAGGCAGCTGGGCTGATGATAATAGTCTTTTCCTTGGTGATAAACTCGATAACGTAATATTATTCGATATAGAATTGAGTACAGCTAATGTCTCGGCCCTCTATAATTCAGGGGAGGGTACAGAGAATTTAGGCTCTGCCGGAGGCGAGGTATTTGCAATAACCAATGCGGCAATGACAGAAGGATGGCATTTTGTCGCTGCAACATACTCGGCGCCAGCCGATTCTACTTTGGCTGGAAATGGAATAATACTATACATAGACGGTGCGGTTGCAAGCACAACGATTACCAACGATTCCGGTTACGTAGCAATGCAGGATGGAGCAGAGGAACTTAGAATAGGTTCCCAGAGGAATACAGGAGATTCGGCGAATGAGAAGTTTTTCGAGGACGGGATAGATGAAGTATCTATTTTCAGTGATGTCCTTACCGCAACGGAAGTCGCAAGTCTTTATTTGGCAATACCATACAGTATAACTTCGCCTTTCACATCAGCAGAAGCGTTTGAAATCCACGTTACTCAATCCGCCGATGTAATGTATATCGCTCATGAAGACCATCATCCCCAGAAGTTATCGAGGTTTGGCGATAATAACTGGACGATAGAAAATGTGCCTTTCACAGGCGGGCCGTTCCTGGAAGAGAATTTCACCGCCGATTCCCTGATTGGCTTTGCAAGGGTGGGCGGAGTAGCAAGAGACGAATATTATTTTCCTACTGGTTCTACCGGCACTTTGTCTGCTTCCGACCTCGATAGTGGTAACGATAACCAGCCTTTTAACTCCAATATGGTAGGGGCTTTATGGCTGATTAAACATACCCGCCCCGATAACAAAACCGAAACCTTTGCCAAGGACACTAATATTTCTCCTACGCTGGAAACTTTTGCCAGTGGAGCGATAAAGACCAAGGGTGATTATACGGTAACTTTTGAACCCATAGCTACATCTCACGAAGCAAGATTATGGCGCAAGGAGGGTAACGGTGAATGGCAGGAGTTCAGGTCGTTCAGGGGTGCGGTGGCTTTTTCGGCAACAGAAGACGAAGATGACGTTCTTTATGCTATGACCCGTAATAATACCGCTGTAAAAGGAACATTTACCGCCAAGGACCAGGTAAATCTAGGCGTAGTCAAGATTACAGCATTTACTAGCTCTACCGAAGTTTCTGCAACAGTTGTTGATGATGTGTTAAGTGATAATTCTACCGATTCGGCAGTTACTACTCCGCTGTGGGCCGAAGGCGCATGGAGTGACTATCGTGGTTTTCCAAGAACAGTGACTTTCTTTGAAGATAGGTTGTGGTGGGCTTCCAGTACGAATAATCCTGATACTTTGTGGAGTTCCAAAAGTAGATTATATGAAAATATGGAGTTTAGTGATCTTGGCCTTGCAGACGATGCCCTGATCTTTCCCTTAAACGATAACGAAGTGTCTCAAATACAATGGATGCAGGCCCGTCAGGTAATGGCTGTTGGAGCAGCCAATAAGGAATATAGATTCGGAGCGGCCAATATAGATGATCCTGTTACTCCCTTGGACAAAAAATCTACGCCCCAGACTTCTTTTGGCAGTGACGATATTCAACCTGTAATCCTAAATGATGCTATTTTCTTTTTCCAGAGACAGGGAAGAAAACTTAGGGCGATGAAGTTTGATGCCATTACGGAGAATTTCGCTGCCGATGATGCTACCTTATTGGCATATACTATTCTGGAATCACCCCCTACCTGCATGGCTGTCCAGAGAGTCCCCGATTCGATTATCTGGATTGTCAGGACTGACGGCGTTCTTTTATCGTTTACTTACGAACCGGACGAGGAAGTTGCCGGATGGTCGAGGCATATAACAAAGAACGCTACAAGCACCGAAAATATCGGAGGGCACTATGAAAGCGTAGCAGTAATTCACGGCTCCGCCGAAGACGAAGTGTGGCTATCGGTTAGAAGAATAATAGATTCATCCACCGTTCGGCACGTAGAAAGAATGGAATTGAGGAATTGGGGAACTGATATAGAAGACGCTTCATTTGTGGATTCCGGAGTTACTTATGACTCTACTGCCACTAATACTGTTACCGGTCTCGGCCATTTAGAAGGTGAATTAGTCGCTGTTTTCGCAGATGGTGTTGTTTTTGACAGTGCAACCGTTACAGCCGCTTCTATAACAACTACATTGTCTGCCGTTACTACAACTGCATCTACCATACAAGTAGGATTGCCATATACAATGAAGGTCAGGACAATGAGATTATCCATTCCGCAAGAGGGTAATACTATGCAGGGTCGCATAAAGCGTATCCACGAAACAACTTTAAGATATATTCGCTCGATAAACGGGACTATCGGACAGGAATACGGAGGACGGGAATATCTACAAAATGCTTCGGCGACTTACAGCAATGATTCACAGGACACTACTCGAATAACAAAGGGCGGATTTACCGAAGATGCCTATACGATTGTAATATCAGACGAACCGGTCCCCTTTACCGTGCTTTCGACTATTATATCCTTTGAGATTGAGGAGATACGTTGATAACTATAAGAAAATACTCTCCTGAAGACTGGTTGAAAATAGACGATGCCGCGGAACCTTTTTTTCAAATAGAACAGCTTGATGAATTTACTAAAAGGGGCCTGGCCTTAACAGCCTTAGATGATAGCGTTGTAATGGCCTGCGGAGGCGTTGTATGTGTTAATGACGACGAAGGCATAGTCTGGGTAAAAGTCAGCAGTAAATGCCGTCAGCAGGCGTACAGGTGGGCCAGAACGATAAGGGAAGTATTCTGTATAATAATGAAGTCTTTAGGGCATATGACGATTATAACTTATGTATTGGACAAATTCCGCAAGGGCGAGACGCTGGCCCGTTCGATAGGAATGTCTAAGTCCGGTGAAGTTTATGAATTTAACGGTAATATATACAATAAATATATGGTGATAACTTAATGTCGACTTTGTTATTGATAGGTGGTGTTGCCCTCAAAGCCCTTAGTGAGGTTAAAAAGGGCCAGATAGCCGAAGCACAGGGCAGATTAGATAAAGAGATAGGTTTGCGCAACCAACAGTCCCTTGAACGGCAGAGAAAGGCTGAAATAGACGCCGCTTCCATAGAAGAATCGAGAATAGCCCGTCAAGGAAAGATAGTCCGGGCACAACAGAGGGCGGTAGTAGGGAAATCAGGTGTGGGATTGGCGGGAGCAACGTTGAGTGTATTAGCGGACGCCGCCGCTCAGTTTTCAATGGAAAGAAATTTGGCGTTAAGGAGAGGTCTTATTAGGGGTCAGGAACTTAGGGAAAGAGGAAGAATAGAAGCGGCCAAAGGTATATTTGCATTCGCAAGGGGCAAGGAGATTAAGAGATTCTCTTTTATCAAGGCGGGCGGCTCTATATTGGGAGCCGCAGGCAAATCCGGTTTCTTTGATTAACTATTATGAAAAGCACAGATAAATATAAAAAAGGTATATTCAAGTGGCGAGAATAGAAAGGGTATCTTCTACACAACCTGTTCCTGTCCGGCAGGCACAACTTATAGACCCCGGCGCCTTCAGGCTTAATGCTGCAAGCGCTGAAGAACTTGAAGTTATCGGCGGGGTTTTAAGTGAGCTTGGCGAGCGCAAAATAGAGATGCAGGACAGAATAGGTATTTCCAATATAAACGCTGCTATGGAAAATGCTCAGAGGGAATATCAGAAAGAAATTCTAACCGTTCCTGTCGAAGAGCATTTATCTGTTTTGCAAAAACATCGTACCAATGCAATGGCAGCAGCTTCTCAACAGAAATTATCTACCGGTATGAGAAAATTTGCAGACAATAAAATAGGTATATGGGCCGATAAATTCGCTGACGATGCAGAGTTGGCTCAAATAAAACTAATAGAAAGAGATGCTCTAATTAGGGTCACTGACGATTACGAAAGAGCTTTAACGGAAGGTTCGCAAGAAGATATAATCGAAGCAGAAGCGTTTTTTGATGCACAGGCCAAAACTTCTTATACGCCGGCAGAAGCAAAAGTCCAAAAAGAGAAAATAGAAAAACGTGCCGTAGCCCAAATGGAAATTAACGCTATTAGTGCTGTCCACGAAGCGATAGAAGTCGCTTCAGACCCGGAAACAGGCACGGGAAATTTTGCTATCGCCACAGAACTTGCAAAGAGTCCTTTAATACCAGAACCGAAACAATCTACACTAAGGTCGGCTATAAAAGCAGCAAGAACGGCTCGTACAAATAAGTTAGAAGAACAGCGTGAAGCTGCCATAACCAAAGTTAATAGTGACACTATCAGAGAATATTTCAATAACGAATTAACTGTTGCCACTCTTAACGAAAGACACGCCAAAGGATTCATCAAGGATTCTGATTTCAAATTTATGATGACGGCATTAACCAAGAAGGTTCCTGACGATTCAGACCCGTTCGCTGCTGGGAGAATACGCAGGGCAATGGCAAGTTTCAAGATGGGCGCTATAAAAAGGTCAGAGGCCGATAGCATAATTCTCAAAGATTATCCATTACTTGATGGTCCGGACAGGTCTATGGTCATAACCGACTTGGAAGATATTGAGGAAAAGATAATAGCAGCGTCAAAATCCAATGCCTATTCGGAAGGCCGAAGTCTGATGAGCCAAAGGTTTGTTGGTATCCAATCCGAAGAGGAATTAATAGATATATTCAAGGGTGCGGGTTTAACAGACGAACAGAAAAAAGAAATTAATCGTCAATGGCGGGCGGAAGTAAATAATAGAAATCTATACGAAAGGGCAGTTGACGATAGATTCAAGGAGATGCGAAAAGAAGGAATATCTGATGTCGATAGGTTCAAGTCCGAATCGTTGAAAATCCTCTTGCAATACCAAAGAAGAGTATTATTGGGATTGGAAAAATTTGAAGAGGCTGTATCAGAGGAGCAAAGAGGTATAATAAGGAAAAAGGGGTTAGGGTTTTTGGGAGAAATACCTATTGTGTTTTCGGATAGCAGTGTTGGGGTAGCGACAGAGTTTTCTATTGGGGTACGGATAGATGGGAAAGAAACCGAAATACCAACATTAGTTCCAACATTAACCCAAAGCGAATTTAACATTATGGTTAATGACATTATTCCAAACAGAAAAGAAGCTAAAGAAATTCCAGACAGTATAGTTAAAAAAGCAACTGCCCATGCTAAGAAAAGAATAAAAGCAGGCCAAAGTCCTTTTGCCCAAAAAGGAGAACAGAAAGCAAGGTCAATAACTATCAAACCTGTAAGTGAAATGACAACTGCCGAAAAACAAGCAGAGCTTCAGAGAATCAGGGAATTGAAAAAGTTGAAGTAATGGCGGTATTAGAAGAATTATCTTCCGAGGCGTTGGTAAAAAGAGAACAGGAAATCCTTGCCTCATTACAAACTCCTGTTGACCCCAATATCTTTAGTCTTGCGCCATCGGGATTAGACTTGCGAGAACAGGAACTTATTGGGAACCTAAAACTCGATGGCGTTGAAATTGCTACTGATATACCAGCTTTGCCGATAGAAGAAAAGCCGGAAGATTTATTACAAAGAGATAACGAAGTTGTAAGAATGGCATCAATGCCAGAACTGGCAGGTGCAGACCCTTCAGACGTATCAGCACATTTTATATTTCTAAAAGCAGATGCTAAGGCAAAGTTTGGAAAAGCTGAACCAATAGGATTTATTGAGACCTTTGCAAATACCAGAGTTCAGGAGAAACTTCCGTTTGTCGGCTCGCTTTATAAGTTCGACCGATTGGCAGATGTATTTGAAGCTGCCCGAAACTTATCATTGCCACCGGATACAGAAGTTTGGGATATTCTTACGCCCGAACTACATTTTGTGCCTTCGTCTAAATTCATACCGAAAACCCAGGCAAAGCAAAGACGCAAACATGACTTAACCATAATGGAAGCTTGGCTAATAGAATTGGAAGAAAAACAAGCCCGTGGAGTTACGATAGGAGGTCGAATAGCTGAAGGTATCACCGAACTTCCGGCATTCATGGTAGAGTTTCTTTTGACTGGGGCGATATTTAAAATTGGTAGTGCTTCCGCAAAGACTGCGGCAACTAAATTACTTGGCCGTTTCGCAGAAAAAGGGGCAAGCAAGTTAGCCATAAAAGTAGCTGCCGCTGGATATGGTTCAGCATTAAGAACATTAGTTAATATTCCACGAATCATGGCTGGTGCTGCGGAGAACATGACTGAAGGTATCCAGATAACGGACGAGGGAGCTATAGTATTTTCAGATGCTGCCAATAATCCGTTTAGTGCCATAGCCAGAAGCATTGCTGATTTATATGTAGAGAACTTGACAGAAGTTGCAGGACCATCACTTAAAAAAGGTGCTATTGCCATTGGTACAGGAATAGGAAAAAAGTTTCCTGTCATTCCTAAGTTCACGCAGGCTATAGCAGAAAAGTGGATTTCTAATGGCGCTGCCAAAGGTTTAACTCGGACATTTGGTGGCTTTCTCAAGGCAAGTGCCACCAAAGTTGGATATGATGGTATCTTGGAGGAAATGGGTGAAGAACAGTTGGGAAGAATTATCCGTGGAGTAACCGGACTTGAGGATTTTGAGACAATAATTCCGAAATGGGAAGATATTCTTGTAGAAGCAGGTATCTTCACAATACCCGGCGTAACGATTTCTCTGGCTCAAACCCAGTTATTCCGCAAAGATTTGCCAACTAAACCTGTCGAGGAGCGGTTAGGACTGGTCGGTGAGGAGTTCGAGAAGGGGCTTGGGCCTCCCGTACAGCCGTCCGAGGCCGAGATAGTTCCCACAGAGCCTGTAGTGGAAGGGGAAGCGAAAGTTGTTATCAAAATACCCAAAAAAATAACTCGCACGGCTGTCGAGGCAATACTCTCAATGGTGGACAAGGCATTTATCGCTGAGGATATTGGAAGGCTTAGACAGATTAAAAAGGCTCTTGGTAATAGAATTGACGAAGCCCTTGCTGATGGCCGGATTGACGATGCAAGGGCAGCAAAAGAGATATGGGTTGGGGTAGACCAAATAATATTTGAAATAACTAAACGAGCCAAGCAAATCCGACCCCCCGCAGAACAGAAAGTAATCGAAACCACAGCTAAGACTAAGACAGATGCTATACAGGCCAATGTGAAGGAGGCTTCTGTAGAACCTACGGGGACCGTAGATGCTATCAGACGTAACATATTGAGGGCAGAAGATGTTCTGGGCTTCTGGGGAACTGCTGGCAGGAAAGTCCAACGTGCATTAAGAGAAATATCTGCTCGTACCGCAAGGAATGTAGGTGGAACTTCCCAAAATATCAGGATTATCTTGAAAGGAACAAATAAGGCTGAAAAGGTTATTATTGCCCAATTAGCTGATGGTGCGATAAGTACAGAAGGCCAACCACGAAGACTTGTTGTTCGGGCACAAGCCCTCAAAAAGCAATTGGATATAATGCAGAAACAAGCCATAGGAGTAGGTCTTCGCAAGGGCAAATTGACAGGCAAGGCTTTTCCTCAAGTTCCGAACAAGAAAGGCAAGGCATTTCTCGAAGAGGCTGAGACTAAAGGTGCGCAATCTCACAGGGTTTTCGCATGGGCACAGAACAAGGTAACAGAAGGTAAATTTAAGTCGGTGGATTCTGCTATCGCTGCATTACAACAGTACCGTAGAACAAGGCTAAGAGGTACAGAAGGATATTTCGAGGGGGCACGAACTATCGAACTTGACTTGGATATGCGGGAATGGAGTCCCGATAAAATCCTGCCCGGTATTATCGAAGGTGGCTGGGAATCCATAGAAGGTGCAAGGCAATGGGGAGTGACTAAGGATGGGAACTTTAAGAGTATCCGAACCGATATAGAACGTATCCGAACAGAAGTTGGCAGAGACCAAGCGAACCTGCTGGAAGATTATATCAAGGCCCAATACGGACAATCAAGGGCTTCTGTGGCTGCAAGAAAGTGGAGTAAGGCTGCGAGGGCTGTCCAGTTTGTTGGCAAACTTGCTTTATCACCGTTGACTATTACAAGGAATATGCTCGATAGATACTCTAAGGGAATGGCACACGGAACAATAGGAACCAATATCAGGGCTACGTTAAAATTTCCACCATTCCTGAATAAATTCCTAAAAACATCACAAAAGATTCAGGACGAAATGATTCGCCAAGGCGCAGTTCTTGGCCACGGTCATTTATCAGAAGGATTTGCTTCTGGCGGAGCGGTATCACAGTTTGTAGGTCAGGCATTTGCCCAAAGCGAACGAGGCAATCAGACATACATAGCTCTTGTCAAGAAACTCCAGTTAGAAGCAGACCTAAAAAGACTCAACGAAATGGGCGGAGAAAACGGTACTGTCGGCAAGATGTATAATCGAATGCTCACGGTCATAGGTCAATCCCAACTCCAGACCAGAAGCCGCTTGCTTACTGATTTGACCAATGAGCAACTTGCCGATGCAATGACTAAAGAGAAGATTGGTGATGATGTAATGTCGGAGGTTCTTCACAGGGTTGTAACGGATTCTGCTTTTCCTCTTACCCTTGCCAGTAAACGCATGTGGTGGGGCAACAGGCCGTTTGTAAAGACAATGACGCAGTTCAAGGTATGGTCTGCCGACCAGATGAGGTTTATTTATAAAGACGTTCTCAAATATACCGTTGCTACCGGCGATCCGTCAAGGCTTGCGAGATTCATTCTTGGAACGTGGATAGCGGGAGAATTATACAATATAGCCAGAGATTTCCTTACAGACAAAGACGAATCATTGCTGTCAACACTACAAGATGAAGATGGCAGGAATGTAAAGGCAATAGCAAAGTCGGTAGCCAACGCATTAGTTGATGGTGGTATTGTAGGAATGTTAGCGGACTTGACTTATGGTATCACAGATTGGGCTTTTGGCCCGACAGTAGGTTCTATTGAGAGCGCTGCAAGAGTAGCCATAGCTGTTAAGAATGACCCCGCTACCACAATTGACGGCTTAAAGAAATTCATTCTCGAAGATATTCCTGCCGCCAAGCAAGCGCAAGGTGTTCTTGATAGGATAGATAGGACATTCTTTGATGAAGCAAACGAGAATCTTACTGCCAATTACTTAAAATGGCGCAAGCGTTCTTTTGATTTCAGAAGGAAAAAAGGCGAGCTAACTACTCTGGAAAGAGCGGTAGGCAGAACTGTATTAGGAGGCCCTAAAAGAGCGCCCGGACCTCGCTCTCTTAGCCTGGAGATGATAGCAAGGCAGGTTTTGGTAGGCGATGCTGACGATGCCGCTGATTATATCGTAGGAATTATCAAAGACACTAAACCTGAAAAACTCAAAGACCTAAAGGCATCTTTCAGGCAGTCGGCAAGAAACAATTCCCCTCTTAGTAATATGGCATTGAAAGATATACCTGAATTTCTGAAGCAATTTTCCAAAGAAGGGCAAAAGGAAATAATAGCCTTGCAAGCCCAATGGCAGAAAAACTATAATAAAGCAATAACTTTGGCAAGTAAGCAGCTTAAAAAAGAGAAGTTCTTCGAGGAGCTTAAAAAGGAAATAAATGGTATGCCGTGAAGCCAGATTATGCTCGGAGGTGCATTTTAACTTTTTCGTTGAGAGTCCGGTAGAGATTCTAAAGCCGGGAAACCAGCCCGGCGATAACGGCAACTGGCGTATAATTATAGTAGGCAACGATATTAAACTGCAACAAAGGGTAAGTGGCGAATGGAAACAGCACGGATATATATACAGAGGCGCGTAGCTCTATTAGTCCTGTTATTGACTTCGCTCTGCTTTGGTACGGGCGGCGATTTGGAGGTCAAAAGGTTATTTGTCGGTTCTGGTACGGTAGCATCACCTACCGTGGCTTTTGTTAATGCTACTGGTACGGGATTGTACCATTCAGGCTCAGGTGACGGAGAGCAGTTAAATTTTAGCATTGCTGGTACTCAAAGAGTATATATTACAGGTGCAGGCTTAGGATTAGATGACCAATCGAGTGCAAACTTTGGAATCCTGTCCTTTAGCGGAACAGCAATGACTGCCGATAGAGTGCTTACGACAGATTTAGACAACGCAAACCGGACAATAAAATATTCCGGCAATCTAATAGTAGAATCGGCTTCGATAATCAATCAGGATGTTACGTCCGATGCAGATGTCTCCTTCAATACAATAAATTCAATAGGAATTAGCGCTCCAAGTACAACATCAATTACTTTCGCCCCGTCTGATGGGCTTGCGTCAAGCGAGTTAAAATATTCTTCCCTTGCCGGTATTCAATGGAGTCTGACAAATCCCGTTGTTAGCGGAATAGTTCTTACTATATCAGAAAATTCTTCTCTTAATCAGAACTTACTACAGGCTTCTTCGCCGACTTTTGCAGGCTTAACTCTGGACTTGACACAGGATTATTTATTCACCAACAGAGGAAGTGGCTTTGCCATTCAGGGCCAAACGTCAGGAAATTCAGCAGATTTTGAATTTTACACCGGGGCCGGTGACGGAACGAAGGATATATTATTGAGGCTCTTTGCTTTAGGTTCTCCGACTGATGTAACAAATTCAGAGACCCTTAGAATAGGATTCGATGCTTCATACGGGGCATTGAGTGATATATATGTTATTCATGGAACCGAGACAAATACGGGAGTCCTGCATCCCATACATATATTTGCTGACGGTGGAGCCGGTGCAGACCAGTTTATTCTCAATATTGACGGCAATAACAGCATGAGCGGGGACTTATCGCTGCCATTTGGAGACTTTGTCTCTGAGCAGAATCCTGATGGTGCTGATGCAATTAGAATAAAAGGAACAGATTATATAGATATTGTTATTGGGGGTATGACAGGTCTTTTTGCAGTCTGGAACGTAGCAGATACTACTCCTG